GCAAGCCGTTTGTTGACCGATGTGAACGTTTGCAACGCCATATCTGAGGCTGAATCGCGCATGGCGCGCAAAAATGGTGTTGACCATGAATACCTCATCAAAGGCTACAAGCGGATAGCCGATGAGGGATCTGATGTGAAGGCATCCGACCAGCTCCATGCAATGGACTCGCTCGGCAAGCATCTCGGCTTCTTCAAGGCCGACAACGAGCAGGCTGCGCCCGTGATCCAGGTTGCCCAGGCCGTGGACCTTGAGGACCGCATCAAGAGCCTGGAAAAGAAGGGAGGGTCTGCGTGATATGCACCGGCCTATCCCGAGAACAATGCCATGTCCTCTACCGCGAGGCGATGCGCGACAAGGACACCGAAGCCTTGCGGCGGCTCTGTCGCGAGGATCTCTATTTTTTGCTGTCTGTGGGCTGTACCCGTGTGGACATGCATCGGGACTGGCTGTTCGAGCGATGCCGGGAAGTCGAGGCGGCACCGGATGGGTTCCTCGATTTGTGGGCCAGGGAGCACTACAAATCAACGATCATCACGTTCGGGAAGACGATTCAGGACATACTGGTGGACCCAGAGATCACGGTCGGGATATTCTCCCACATCAGGCCGTTGGCGAAGTCATTCTTGGCTCAAATCAAGCGCGAGCTCGAAGAGAATACCTTCCTCCAGAACCTGTTCCCAGACGTCCTGTATCAAGAGCCACGCCGCGAGGCGCCGGTCTGGTCGCTGGACTCAGGCATAACGGTAAAGCGCAAGGGCAACCCGGCATCGGCCACCGTGGAAGCGTATGGGCTGGTGGACGGACAGCCGATTGGGAAGCACTTTTCGCTGCTCGTATACGACGACGTGGTGACCCTGTCGAGCATCAGCACTCCGGAGCAGATCGACAAGACGACCGAGGCGTTCAGAATGTCGCTGAACCTGGGGGCGCACGGTGGACGCAGGCGGATGATCGGAACGAGATACCACTACAACGACACCTACAAAACCATCCTCGAACAGGCCAGCGCGACGCCACGCATTCACAAGGCGACCGAGGACGGCACGTCGACCGGCAAGCCGGTTTTCCTGACGGCGGAAGTGCTGGCCGAGAAGCGCCGGGACATGGGGCCGTATGTGTTTGGATCGCAGATGCTTCAAGATCCGACCGCAGACGCCGCAATGAACTTCAAAGAGGACTGGCTGCGATTCTTCCTCGTAGACCCCGACCTGGGCGGCATGAACGTCTACATCCTCGTAGACCCCGCGCACAGCAAAAAGAAGGGCTCGGACTACACCGTGATGGAAGTCATCGCCATGGGCTCCGACAAGAACTACTACCTGATCGATGCGATACGGGACCGCCTCAACCTGACTCAGCGCACGGCGAAGCTGTTCGAACTCTGCCGACGCTACGAGCCGATACGAGTGGGATACGAGCGGTACGGGCTCCAGGCAGACGTGGAGCACATTCAGGAGAAGATGGAGCAGGAGAACTACCGGTTCTCAATCGTCGAGGTCGCGGGCGCGCAGTCGAAGCACGAGCGCATCATGGGGCTGGTCCCGACCTTCGAAACAGGCCGGTTCTGGTTGCCAATCCGGCTCCTGTTCGCGGACTACGAGCGCAAGATACACGACTTCGTGAAGTTGTTCATCAACAACGAATACCTCGCCTTCCCCGTCGCAGTCCACGACGACATGCTCGACTGCATGGCACGCATCAAGTCGCCGGAGCTCAACGCGATGTTCCCCGTGGGGCCGAGCAAGGACAAGCGCAGGCGGGCCAAGGCGACGACGAACCGAAACTACAAGGTGATGCGATGAAATATGGCGAATGGCAAGCGCAGCAGGCCGAAGACGATACTGATTGCAGGGCGGATGTTGGGATTCCTGTCGTGGTTCATACCCCTGCCACCAATTTGCCCCATTCGGGAAAGATAACACAGTCCGAACCGGCACACGTTCAACAGAGGCTCGTGGAACCGGAGAGCTCTGGTCGTGTAGAGCATGGGGCCACCATCTCCAAGCAACGCGCCTTTGAGCTCGCCTTGACCGCCGATCTGTATTACGACCTGGCCAGCGAGGACATGGCCGAGGTGCAGGCCGTCATGTCCGAGAACGGCGCGGAGTTCCAGCGGGTCATGCGGCCGGCGCAGAAGACCACGAAGCGAGCCTACGAGATCCTGTAACACGAAAGGGACGATCAATGGCACAGAAGACGCTCCACAACTCGGGAATCAGCGGTGCGTCTGCCAGCAAGCAAAACACCGAGGACAAACCATGTGCATAGGCGGCAGTTCACCTTCACCTTCACCAACTGACCCGGCCCCACTGCCGGAGCCCGCGAAGTCCCCGACGAGTAACGGCGTGCAGTCGTCCGACGAGGCCAGGCGCCGTGCCATCCTCGCCGCTGGCCTGCAGAACGAGACAGGGCCGCGCGGGATACTGACCCCAGCCGAGACGACTGGCGCGACGGCACTCGGAGGTTGAGCAGATGCCGACGAATTTCAACCCATTTGCATACGGGGCCTTCAAGATCCGTAACAGCGGTGCGCTCAGTGGTCCCGGCAACGAAGAGACCAGCGGCAGCGCGATTCAGCGGATTATCGGCGTCGGCGCAGGGCGGGCAGACCAGACCATTGATTTGAAGCCGGGGGACTCGGCATACGACACGATCCAGGACTACAAGGCCAAGAACCCGGCTCTAGCGTCGTGGATCCCAGGCGTTTCCACCGCGACCCTGTTCGGCACGCCAGCCGGAAGCATCAAGGCACAGAAGCCATCAGGCATCTCTCTCACGTCAGGAGCCCAGCAGCGACGCTACGCTGGCGGCATCAGCAACACCATACTCACGGGGCCGCTCGGTTTGAGCATGCTCAACAAGTCCACTCAGAAGCGCCTTTTGGGGACATAGACATGGCCGATACCAGAGCCGCAATCCAGAAACTCGACGCACGAATGAAGGCGATGCAGATCGACCGCGACTCGTTTGATTCGCACTGGTCCGATATCCGCGACCTGATCGCCCCGCACCGTGGGCGTGGACTCTCCGGCAATAGCGCAAGCGAGGACACGGACGGCTCCGAGAAGGGGGGCCAGATATACGACACGACCGGCCTCGACGCAGTAAAGACCACAGCGGCGGGAATGCAGTCAGGGCTCACCCCGCAGTCGCGACCGTGGTTCCGGCTCGGCTTCAGCGACTTCGACGTCTCAGATTCGTATGCCGTCAGGACATGGCTTTCCGAGGTAGAGCGCCGCATGCGCGCAGTATTCGCCGGCAGCAACTTCTACAACGCCTGTTTCAATACGTATTCAGAGCTCGCCGCGTTCCAAACCGCCGCGTTCTCCATCGTCGAAGACTTCGACACCGTCATCCACTGCCGCCCGTTCACGATTGGCGAGTACTACCTCGCGACCGGCCCTCGCGGCAACGTGAACACGTTTGTGCGCAAGCCCTGGATGACCGCCATCCAGATGGTCGAGGAGTTCGGAAGGGAGGCAGTCAGCGCGCAGGTGAAGAACGCATACGACACACAGGGCAACAGCGAGACGCAGTACCAAGTCATCCATTTTATTGAGCCCAACGACGATAGGATCGATCTCAAGGACGCCCGTGCCCGCATGTACCGATCCATCTGGTATGAGGCCAGCGGCAACGACGGCAAGCCCCTCCGTGTCCGTGGCTTCGATGAGTTCCCCGTCATGTGCCCAAGGTGGGACGTGGTCGGCAACGCCGTCTACGGGACCGGTGGGCCAGGCATGGACGCGTTGCCGGATGTAAAGGGCCTCCAGAAGATGCGCGAGAATTATTACATCGCCACTGATATGGCGATTAATCCACCGCTCCAAGCGCCTAGCGACATGCGCTACGAGGAGATCAACGACATACCTGGCGGCATGTCCTACGTCAACAACATGAACGGCCAGCGCCCCGGCATCCAGCCCCTACATGAGGTCGAGGTAAATCCCGAGAAAATCCAGACTGCGATGATGCAGGACCGCGTTAGCGTCGAACGCAAATTCTATGTTGACCTGTTCCGCATGATTTCAAGCATGCCGCTGCGGTCGGGCACGACGGCGACCGAGATCGCAGAGCGCCACGAAGAGAAGCTTTTGATCTTGGGGCCGGTTCTGGAGCGCATCCAGTCGGAGATGCTTAATCCATCTATCGACCGGACATTCGCGATTATGCTCCGCCTCGGCTCCATTCCTCCTCCTCCTCCTGAGATCCAGGGTCGCCCGATCAAAGTCGAGTACGTCGGACTGCTGGCGCAGGCGCAGAAGATCGTCTGCCTGGGCGCGGTCGAGACCTTTGCCGGGTTCGTCGGCAGCGTCTCAGCAGTTGCTCCAGACGTGTTAGACAAGGTGGATTTCGACGAGACGCTGGAGCTGTATGCGGACGGGCTCGGCATATCTCCCACGATACTCAGGCCAGATGCCGAGGTGCAGGCTATACGAGAGGCTCGAGCGCAGAAGCAGCAAGCCGAACAGCAAGGTGCCTCCATGCTCGCAGCGGCAGACGGGGCGAAGACTCTCAGCGAGACGGATATGGCGTCAGACAGCGCACTTAACCAGATGCTTGGAAGGTAAGCGCAAACCACAGAAAGGACAGAACGATGAAAGAGCGAGTATTGACGAGCCACAAGGTGAACGGGCTGAACGAGGCGATCCAAATCTCCGTACTGGACGAGCCCGGCGACGGCGGCGCGTGCCATGAATACGATTTGAGCTTGCCTGATCCTGACGGGCACGGTCGCCGGGGTCTCTGCCGAGTCTCTTTTCAGAACGGTCCAATCAAGGAGGCTGGCTTCAACGGGTTGACGCAAGAGGCCTTGATTGCTATCTGCATCGACCGCTTGGAGGGATTCCAGTCTGGCCAGTTCCGGTGCCGGGAGAATGACATTGCTCTGACGAAGCTCCAAGAGGCCCAGATGTGGTTGCAGAAGCGCACGATGGACCGCATGAAGCGCGGCGTTGAAGGGACGCATAAAGCATAATGGCAGAAGAACTTGCAGAATACGCGCATACAGCATGGTTAGGATGGATGGAGTATTTGTTTGATAAATCAACCACCAATCCAGATGGCACTGTTACCATCCCCAAGTGGGCAGTTAAGCGCTGGAAACGCCAATGCGCCACGTCTTACAGTGATCTCCCTGAGAGCGAAAAAGAATCAGACCGAACCGAAGCACGCCGAATGATGAAAATCATGAAAGGCTCATAATGCCAAAGACTGAAGCACAACTGAACGAGGACGCGACCGAAAAGTCCGACCTGATATGGCTCATGTCGGACCCCCGTGGCCGGCGCCTAATGGCGGGCTTGCTTGGCAGAGGGCACATAGACACGACGACGTTCACCGGCAACTCTGAAACGTATGCCCAGGAAGGCGCGAGGCGTCTCGCCCTCGTGTACTTCCGTGGCGTTGAAAGGTTTTGCCCTGATAAGTATCTCACGATGAAACAGGAGCAAAACGCAGAGCTGAATAAGAAGAAGATACGCGAAGAACACAAGAAACAGACCCAATCGAAAGGCTCGAATCATGGCTAACGAGGCAACCGCATCAACTCAGATTAACACCGATGTTGGAGCGACAGCAGCAACAGCAGAGGCCGGAGCGACGTCCACCGAGGAAACCACGGCTGATTCATCGGCCGCAACCACTGAAGCGACTGCGAGCGACGACGCGACTGTGGTCGAAGACGTGGCGGCAGTACAGGCGGACGGCGAGACGACCACAGAGGCAGACAGCGGCGACGAGACAGGCGAGACGGAGCAGACTGGAGCACCGGAGACCTACGAAGCGTTCACGATGCCCGAGGGGATGCAGGTAGACCAGCCACTGGTTGACGCATTCGTGCCTATCGCCAAAGAGCTGAACATCTCACAAGAGAATGCCCAGCGGCTCGCCACCATGTTTGCTGAGCACCAGCAGGCGTCAAGCAAGGCGTTCATGGACAACTTCTCAGAGACTCAGAAGGGCTGGCAGGAGACGATGAACGCATGGCCCGAGTCCGCGAAGGTCATCGCAGACGCCAAGAAGGTGCTAGAGAGTGACCTGGCCCCCGAGGGCTTCCGGCAACTCGTCAACGGAGCCCCCGATTCGTGGCTGGGAAACCATCCCGACGTCGTGAGATTCCTGGCGAATGTCGCACCGCTGATCAAGGAAGACAGCTTCCTCGACGGCAAAACCAAAGGCGTGGAGAAATCCACTGCCGCAATGTTCTACCCGAACACGAAGCACAGCAAGGGGTGACTACCCCAAGGAGTATTGAGAGATGGCAACTATCGGAACAACCAATGTAACGCTCATGGACATCGCCAGGCGCCTTGATCCGCAGGGAAAGATCGACAAGATCGTCGAAATCCTCGCCCAGCGCAATGAGATGCTGGAGGACATGGTCTGGAAGGAAGGCAACCTGCCGACCGGCCACCTTGTCACGATTCGCAACGGACTGCCTGCCGGGGCATGGCGCAAGCTGAACTACGGCGTGGCGCAGGAAAAGAGCACGACCCAACAAGTCACGGACACTTGTGGAATGCTCGAATCGTATGCGGAGATCGACAAAGACGAGGCCATGATCAACGGCAACACGGCTGAATACCGTCTTTCCGAAGACAAGGCGTTCATCGAAGGCATGAGTCAGACCCTCGCCAGCACGCTTGTGTACGGTGACACCGACCTGCATCCCGAGCGTTTCCTGGGATTCGCTCCGCGCTTCGATGACACCACCGCCGCCAACGGCGACAACATCCTTCTGGGCGACGGCGCGGCATCGGCCAACACGTCTGTCTGGCTGGTAGGCTGGGGCGACGACACCGTCTGTGGCATCTATCCCAAGGGCTCGCAGGCTGGACTGATGCACGAAGACCTGGGCCAAGACACGTCCACGGACTCTAACGGGCTGATGCACGAAGTCCTGCGGTCTCATTACCAGTTCAAGGCTGGCTTGAGCGTCAAGAACTGGAAGTATATCGTGCGCATCGCGAACATCGACGTGGACAATCTGACCAAGAACGCGTCCACTGGCTCCGACCTCATCGACCTGATGGTCCAATCCCTGGAACAGATCGAAGAGCTCCAGTCCGTGCGCCCGGCGTTCTACTGCAACCGCACGGTTCGCAGTTTCCTGCGTCGTCAGATCAGCAACCGGAACAACGTCAATCTGTCCTTCGACGAGGTCGCGGGCAAGAAAGTGATGAACTTCGACGAGGTGCCCGTCCGCCGCACTGACAAGATCATCAGTGCCGAAGAGACCGTGGCATAATTTGGCTAACCGCTCTCAACCGGAGAGCTGAAAGGAGATTCTACAATGTACCTTGAGAAAAAGAACGAATTCAGCGACGCACAGGCCCTGACTGGGACTGCTGCAAGCACGAACATCATCGACACCGTCGTCAAGGGCGATGCCAACGACGAGCTCCATCTCGTCGTGCAGGTTTCGTCCAAGCTCGCCAGTAGCGGGAAGACTGCTACGCTCGACATCATCCTCCAGCACGACAGCGCCGTTGGCATGGGAACGGTTACGACCCTCGCGACCCTCGCGCAGATTGCCGAGGCGACCCTCGTCGCTGGCTACCGCTGCTGGGATATTCGTATCCCCGCAGGCGCCAAGCGTTACCTCCGCGTGTACTACACGGTCGGAACCGAAGACTTCACGTCGGGCAACATCGACGCGTTCCTGACGATGGACGTGCAGACCAACGAGAATCCCACGATCTAATTGAGCAACCGGAAAGGTCTCGACCATGAGCCAGACAGTAGAGATGATAGCAATTCGCGATAGCTACGGATTCCGTGGCTACTACTGGGAAGAGGGTGAGACGACAATGATGACCCCATCAGAGATGGAATCATCGGCGGCGCGTGCCCACTTCAAGCCCGTGGCCGAGATCCAACCGGAGCCAACAATCAAGGACGCCCCCAAGAAGCACCGACCGGTGGAGACTGAGGGCGTTGTCCCGGAGCCTGAAAGGCCGAGCAAGCACACGCCAGCCGCCGAACCTGCTCCGGAGGCACCGCCAAAGGCCAAGCGCGGCAGGCCCAGAGGCCCATCGAAGCGCAAGCCGAGAACAAGAAAGGCTCCGGCAGCTAACACAGCAGCGCCGGACGAGAATAAGGAGGCATGACAATGCCTACATTTGTAGCAGATGGGCTCGACCTTGCGAGGTTGGACCTGAATGGGGTACGGGTAACCGCAACTGCGGTAGAGTTGAACAAGATGGGCGGGGTGAC